CATTATTCCACTTACTACCGGACACTTGGATAGTATCACCAGTTCGCAAGCCTTCAACTTCATCGAAAACGACGATAGAGGTTTCTGAATCAAATCTTAAGTTACAAAATCGGACATTTAGATTTTGAAATGGATTGTTTGTTTCGGCGCGAATAGCCTGTTCAATCCCATCTAAACCCTCTTGTGTGATACTCGGATAAACAGCTTGAGCCTTTTCTAAAGAGATAATCATTGGTTAGCTCCTTTCTAAAAAGAAAAAGAGGTAGCTTATTTGCCATCCTCTTTCGCGTGGTCATCTAACAATTGCTTCAGCGTTTCATTTTTGGCATTACCGCTAAATTCTACACCCAATTCTTTCAACTTAGCTTTAGCCGCTTCACGGTCAAAAGGTTCATCTTTTTCAGATCGTAAAGCGTTTAGCTCTGCTTCTAAAGCTTCTTTTTCAGATCGTAAAGCGTTGTATTCTGCAACTGAGTAAGTTTTACCACCTGTTGCTGGTTTTACAACTTTATATGAGTTCGTTTTTCCATCTAATTCTACTACGTCATAACCTTCTGCTAAATAAAAAGCCTTATCTGTATCAGCTACAGACAAGACTCGATTATCTTTTTTCACTTTAATAGACATGTTTGCTCCCCCTTATTCTTCGATTACGAATGCTAAACCGTCATGTTTTGACTCGAACAATAATACATCATCGTATGATTGTTCGTAGTACAAGTAATTTCCGCTATTAGCCGCTGATGGTGCATCCAAACCTACAAAACTATATTTTTGAGGTGCAGCCATACAAGGAATATAAATCAAAAAGAAATGAATTTGTTTAGCTGTCGGGTCTGCAACAGCTCCAGTCGTGAAATCATACAATGTTTTCATGCGATCAGATGGAATTGGTGGTTCGATAGTCACTTCATCCAATCGGTTGATAATACGATTGATTTCCCCATTATTATTTTGAACTGGTACCGTACGAGAGAATTGTTGCAAGTTTTTGATTAGTGTTTTAACAGTTGGGGTACAGAAAATAGTACGTCCAACCGCTGGAACACCTTTTTCATCCATGTTAGTCATTAATTTATCAAAAGTAGCCAAGAAATTTGTTTCATCCAATGTCATTTGTTCAATACCTTGACCTGTGGCAATGGCATTCTTACGAGTAAATAACGTTGAAGTCATTTGTTTATCCATTTCAGGAATTTTTTCTTCGTCGTTATAAACTTTAGTTACATTGGCAATTGACACTACTTGATTCGTTTCATCGATATCTGACGGGTCAACTAAAGTAGACCAGTAGCGCTCGTTCGTCAATGTGTAATCTTCCCATTGATTTTCGTAATTCGCTTCAACGGAAGTAATTGAACGACGTACACGATCTTTACGTCCACCTGTAATTAATAACTTAGGAATTTTAACGGTTTTCGCTCCGGTGAATTTCAATTTTCCGTTCGATGGAGAATTCCATAATTTTTTTGTATATAATAACCCATTTGCAGCATAGCGTTGTTCCAAACCTTGTTGGTAAGCTTCTGCATAATTTACTACTGCTGGCATATTGTTTTCCTTCTTTCATTTATTATTTTGATTGTGGAATATCTGATGTGAAAGCATCAATCATAGCTTGTGTTGCATCGGGCTGTGATTGTTTCCCCTCTTTGGGGTCAGGATTTAAGGTTTTAAATCCATCTAATGGATCCTTAGGGTCTTGAGTTTCTTTTGCAAAATAATCTGGTAAAGCACTTTGCAAATCTTTCACTTTGTTTGCTAAGTCTTTGACGATTCCGTCTTTTCCTAGTTCCAAAGCGCCTAATTTAAATGTTGCATACTCAATATCTTTAGCGCCTGCATCACGCAAAACGTTGCTAACTTGGTGATTGATAACCAACTGTTTATTTTCAGTTTCCAATTGTTCCGCTTTAGATTTGTAGGTATCTAGCTCTTTTTGAACATCCGGATTGTCCTTAACCTTCTCTTCTAAAGTTTTAATTGTGCTATTAGCTTCTTTCAAACTGTTTGAAACATTGTTATATTGGTCTTTTGGCACAGCATGCTTAGGAAATTCTTGTTGAATTTCTTTGTTTGCTGCATTTGTATCAATCGTGCCATCTTCTTTTGTATGCTTTGCTAAAATTTCTTTAATCCATTCCATTGTTTTCCCTCCATAGCATTTATATAGCGGTCGCTACCGCTTAGAGTGTCCGAATATACTGTCGGCACAGTGCGAATAGTTTTACGTCATAATCCAGGACAAAATAAAAAAGACTCAATAAATACCCAAGTCTTCTGCTTCGTAATATTCTTCTAATTCGTCTTCATCCATAACGTTTAAACCTTGATAGCTTTATTCTCGAATTTTTTATAAGCATCAAAATAAAATTCTCGTTTATCGCCATTATAAGTAATTTCGTAATACATACCATCGAAAAGTGTAGTGCTCAATAAGGCTTTGTTATGTTGTAAAATCTTACATTGCCAAACCACAAAAACTTCGAAATCTGGTACATTATCACTCTTATCTAAGTGGTCGTTTGCATATTTTTCAACTAATTCACGACATCTTGAAATAAATTTCTTTTCATCCATCTCTATTCCTCCCAACTTTTATAAGTGACTTTCGCTCCTTGTTTCTCATACCACTCCACCGACTGTTTCAGATTCGGCAACGTATGAGAAATCATGCCAATACGTAACGTAGCTTCCGAAAATGATTGGTCAATCTCTACATGTACATGATTGCCATTCCAAATAGGCTTCTGTTCCTCATACAAAATATTGCCGTCTTTATCCGTAATTTCGTTTTCAACCCAATAGCGACTATTTTCGTCTTCGATGGCCTTTTTGTATGCACCTGCAAGGCTAGATGTTACTTGTAAAGTTAAAATCGCTTCGTGAAAATCATTCATCAAGATTCCTCCTTCTTATTCCAATTTATTTAAAATATCTACAAGCATCTTCTCCGTCTGTAACTCTTGCTATTAGACAATTCCTTGAAGGACAACTGGTCTCCAAATTCAATAAGTAAACTTCTAACTCGCTTGTCTTGAATAGAATCAAAACTTTCCAAGAAATCCGAATAATTATCTCTACCAACCATTTCTTCCATATTTGTTTTACCGAAAACTTTTGATTGTTTACTTTCAGTTGGCGTAATTATCTCTTTATTCTCCAACCACTCGTTGTAATTTTTATAATCAATAACTTCTTTTGTCTCATTATCACGTCTCAAATCGGGTTCATACCCATCGATAACGGTAATAGTACGACATCGGCAATTGCAATCCTCACTGGCAACGCCAAACATATGTGGTTGTAACGCCTTGTGCCCATCTACCTCAAAATACTCATCGATACCGACTGTTTTTCCATCGAGTTTACGGTGATTGGTACGCGTATCGCCATCTAGCGTGGATATCCATCGCTTGTTGGTTTTCAAACCTAGCTCTTTTGCGTGGTTCTGTGACTGCTGTCGAGTAACACTGGTAACACGTCCTGATTCCGTTCTAGCTATATTCCTAGCCCTGCGGTAATTTGCGCCACCTATTTCAGCAATCTGCACTGCCATTTTTTGCGTTGACCACCCCTTAGCAAAGCCTCTTGTAAGCACTCTGTTAAGGTTTTGTTTCATCTTGGTTGAATTCCCCTTCAATCTTGTTGAAAGCTTTCTTCCAGCAACTGGCGTATTGATTATGGTGGCTATTTGCTTATCAGTCATCATAGTAAAAGACAATGGTATTTTTTCTGACATTTCAAACTCATAAAAGAGTTCGTTATAAGCTGTCTGACCATCGTGCTTTAGAAAATCAAAGATATTCTTTTCTTGATTACCAGCTAACTGATTCGCTTTGGCATACATCTGACTACGAATAGCCTCTAAGCGTTCCTTTTGCAATTTCTTGCTGAATTTATCATCCAATTCAATCTCTTTGGACAGTTTGATAATGTCTTGCGTGATTTCTTCGGCTAAATCTTTGTACAAATGCTGTAATTTCTTATTGATACTCGATTCTGATTTACTGAGTAGTGATTCAATCTCCTTGCGATATTTTTTAGACATGGCTACTCACTCAATATCTTAATACGCAAGATATCCCACGAAGGAATCAGATATTTTCCAAGTTTTATACCCAAATTTGATTCGGTACTGAAAAGTTCAGGTAATTCTTCCTTTTCAGCCTTAGTATAACCTTTGATTGAACCACCACTTTTTAAATAAACTCTAATTTTCATCTTCTGGTACCTCCTCTGGTTCTTCGTAATCCTGTTGTTCTAGACGTTGCTGCACTTCCTCATAATCCAATTCCAAGACGTTACAAATGTACTCAAGTACTGATTCATCATCCAATCGAGTAGCAGCGTTTAGCAAATTATCAATTTCAACTTGCTTTCGTTCTGCTTTGATTTTCTCACGTTCTTCAATCTCTTTTTCGTTAAAGATAGTTGATCGTGTGATAATGATTTCCAGGTCATCCGTATGGTAATTGGTATTAAATCGGCGATTGATATCAGCAATAATCAGTTTTAGCATACGTTTGATTAATTTACGCAAGCGAATTTCAGCCTTGTTACATTTAAAATCCAACAATGAATAGCGTGATTGAATAACCACATTTGTGATATTCCCATCCCCGACTTGCGACGAATCAAACCCCATGCCGAACTTATATATGCCCTCTTTATCAACTTTCAGCTTTTCTTTTCGTGCCTCGACAGGAATATTGACAGTGTGAACCTCAATACCGCCATTTTCTCCTGTCCCGACTGCGCCACGGCTACGAAGGTTGTTAATCAGCTTTTCGTAATCGTCTCCTGGAAAGCCTTTGACTGCGAAAAACGGCTGGTCGTAGTCCTGTAAATTATTGGATAATGAACACGCCATTAAATCGTAATCGTCAATCAGTGCTTTAATTGGTTCTAAGTCAGTTGTTTGATATTTATTGTTGTCATAACGCAAGAACGGTATAAAATCATCAATGCCTAACGCTGCGCCTAACGATTGGCCATACGCTTGTTTGGTCTCACTATTAATCATAGTGTTAAAGTACGTTGGATTTACCTCATATGATTTATCCAGTTCAAAATCCTTATTTTCGGTTGCTACAAAATAATGGACTTTTTCACTGTCCCACAATTCCGCTTTGGTTACCGCGACTGTCTTATCTTGTTTATAAATTTCCGAATCGTAATAACGAACAATCGCAATCAATTGATTATTTTCATCAAAAATCTGAATAACTTTGAGAGAGTCAGCAACTGCAAAAGACAAACGGTCCTGATTTTTATTGAGCTTTGTATAAACAAACTCGTAACCTTTTTGATTACCACCGTCAACGACCTCTTGCAACATCAACTGGAATTCCTCATCAAGATACTCTTCAAGGTATTCTTGCAGTCCTTCTTGTTCAGTCAAGACCTCTACTGGATTGGACAATAAATACTGCGTTTTTTGGTCGGATAACTCTGTAAAGTACGAATGAGAAATCTTGATATTTGATCGCGCCGTTTCTTCATGTACTTTACCCTCGTTATCTACATAAAAGAATCGTAGGTCTTTGATATCGTGCTTGTGTTTGTAGTAATCAATGCCTTTGCGCATATTATCTTTATAGCTTGCAGCACGATCATTACTTACTGCCTGTTTAACTGCAGATGCTAGTTCTTCAATATTTTTAGACTTAAATTTGTTTGGATTCAAAGCATTCGCTCCTTTCGTTAATATAGCCAACCTGCACCTCTATCCATTGTTTCTGCAATCCCTGTAACTGAATCCGGTGCATCATCATGCGCGTTCTTCCCTTCGCGCTGATACGTTGTCATAGCTTCATAAAATTCCGGCCACCTCAACGCCCAATCTTCTGGGTAATACACGTTATTCTCAACCCAAGCGCTGTTTGATAGAATCCGCGATTGCTTGTTTGAGGACTGATGGAAATCCTCCCAGTAGGCTGATCGATAACCTAATTCTTTTGCTCGTCTTTCTGAATTGCGTTTGAAGCCACGTCCACCGTTATTTCCTTCGACTCGAACATGATTAACCTTGTTTCGAATAATCATATTGGCATGAGCGTTTTCGGTTGTTTCCATTGGTTCTTTCGTGTAGAGGACGTCTATCAAATACGCCTTGTGATCAGATGTTTCCGCCCAAACTGGAGAGGAAAGATAATCGGCTCCTTTATCTGCAGTATCCGTATAATTCCATATTTTGATGATATTGTCCGGTAATGTTTCATAGGTTTGGAATTTCTGATACAAACGACCTTTTTGGTCAATGGGTTCTTGCTGATAATTGGCATTAGCAATTGCAGAACCCATTGCAGCACGTTTCTTTTTATACTCTTCGTAAGTTAAGATGCCGGGACACAGCATTTCACGAGTTTCTTCGTTGAGTAATGCTTTTTCGATGACCGTACGCAACTTGTATCCCATACCAGGCATTTCAGCAATGACACGTCCGGCTAGATCTTTTGAGTGCCAACGGGTCATAATGATGATAATTTTCCCGCCTTTTTCCACCCGAGACAGCATTTGCTTTGTAAACCAATCCCAATGCTTCTGCAAATCATTTTCGTTTGTAGCTTCTTTAATCCCTTTAATGAGGTCATCGATAATAAGCAGGTCGAAACCTTTACCAGTAGCCGAACCACCAGGAGACGTCGCTA